GCCTTGAGTTCCCTGAACCCCCTGTGTACCTTGTGCACCTTGGTTACCTTGGTTACCTTGGTTGCCTTGGTTGCCTTGAGTTCCTTGAACTCCTTGTGTACCATTCCCTACAGAACCTTGAACACCCTGTAATCCTTGAACACCTTGATTACCCTGTGTACCAATTCCTATAGAACCTTGATTTCCTTGGTTACCTTGATTTCCTTGGTTGCCTTGATCACCCTGAGTTCCTTGAACGCCTTGAATTCCCTGAACACCTTGTATACCTTGCGTACCTTGAGTGCCTTGGTTACCCTGAGTACCTTGTCTGCCTTGAGTACCTTGAGTACCCTGATTACCTTGTGTACCAGTACCAAATCCAGGTACGCCTTGAGTACCTTGTACACCTTGAAGGCCATCTTGACCTATTGTTCCATTAGTACCTTGTCTACCTTGTGCGCCTTGTGCACCACTACCTTGCGTTCCACTAGTACCTTGAGGTCCTTGTACACCAATACCTTGAGCACCTTGTGCACCACTTTCTGGGGTAGGGGATTGTGTTTGGTTTACCCAAAATTTTAATTCATCTACACAACAGCAGGTATAACTAAATTTAGAAGTCTCGGCCACAGTTTATGGTAATTATTTTAAGCCTTTAAGATTTTTAATTCCAGTCGAATGTAATTCGGAATTAACTGTTCTAGGAGTTATTCTAGATATGTCAACATTTACAGAACTGGTTATAGTTAAATCTGCATTATCTTGAAAGGATACTCCATTTCTATCTGACCATCCGCCTCTTAAAATAGGCAATTCGCTTTTCCCAATAATTATATTACCATGTTCATCTAATCCAATATCATCAGGTTCTACAGCACTAGGGTTAGTCTTTAGTTCTTCTAACCAATTATATTTGTTCAATTCATTTCCTTCATTTACAAAATATAAATCGACAGAATCGACTCCATCTATAGCTTCTATTATAGCAACTAAATCTGATTTAGGTATTCTATCTCTTCTTTTATTGTTTAGAAAATATTGTGCGATTCTTTCTACTATCTTTTCCCTGATTGTTTCAACATCATAACCTTCAAATACAATAATAGAAACATTTAAAACATATCTTATAATAACTGGATCTAATACTTTCACAGCAGTCGTTACGATCATTTGACCTGACTCTTGTAAAAGCCTGTAAATTGAATTCTTTTCAGTATCTGTTAAAGTAAATTGTTCTTGAGGTATTGTAAAATAGTCCTCATTGTTTCTTACTCTTTTTAAAATATCAGGTATAGCAAAAATATAAATTACATTGTCGTCTTCTTCTACATTATCGTCAAATGTAGAAAAACATTCTACAATACTGAAGTAATTCATCTTTTGTAAAAATATTGAATAATTTTCAGCATTTGCGAGAACAAATGATCTACTGATTTTAGGTGCTATAAGTCTTGTTAATTCTATTGGCTCATGGTCAGTTCCAAATACTAAAGGAGTAGCTAAACTAGTGCTTAGAGCTGAATTTAAATCTATTTCTTTACCAGTAATATCATAACCAGTTTCATCCCAACGTAATGTAACATCATTTATATTTGATAATATATTTCCTAAAGATCCATTAGTTATTAGGTATTCAACTCTAATAGTAGAACCAAGTGCAGGAACTTTACCATTAAATTCCGTACCAAAGAAAATATCTATACCAGATGTCATACCAGTTCTAATTAAACATCCAGCTTTACCTAAAGGTATATCATATAAAGACTCATATTTTGGATATAACTCACCATTTACATAAACGAATACATAGTTTTCATCAATTTCCTTTCTTCCTCTAACATTCACCTCAAATGATTGAAGTATTTCTCCAGTTCCTGTAAATGTTTGATTTTCCCATACTCCTTGTATAATCTTTACTTTATTTTTGTCATTGTTTGTAATATTAACTCTAATATCATCTTGATTTAAATCAAGTATATAACTTTGACCATTATTTAAACAAAAGAGTTTAGTATAATTTGGTATGATTATACTTTGACCATACATATCAACATTTTCACCAGAATATTCTAAAATTATATCACCCCTAGCACCAGTTGAACGAGTCGCTGAATGACCGTTCATCGCAGCTATGCCTATAATGGATTCTCTTCTTGAAGCAGTATTAATGTTAAGTTCTGTTATACTATCTTCAATATAATAAAATATCATTTGTGCGAGATTTATCAGTGTACCTAATAATTGTCCCCAAGGAGAAGCTGGTGTAAATTGATCTCTAGTTAAATTATAAACAGTCTGAAACCAAGATTGAGCGTCCTCATATAAACGCTGGAATGTAATTCTATTTAGCTTGAAAAATTGCTTCATATTTCATATAATTTTGTAGATATTCTATATATCTAATAATTAAAGCAATACAATAATTATGCATAAAAAAAGGGGTCTAAGTAGACCCCTTTAATTTAAATTGCAAAACCTAGTATTTTTTCTTGATTTATAAATATATCTACAATTATGTTATCCCTAAATTCTCCTTTAGATATATCAACTCTTGTATTGAGATCAAATCTATTTTGTTCTGGGATATATTTTGAGAATTGATTATTAATTTCAGAAAGTATAGCCCTTCTATCAAAAAATGTCTCAAAAATATATTTCTCTAGATCAACTCCAAATTCAGGTTCACCTAAAACATCTCCTTTCTTCGTAAGCATTATCATTCTTATCTTTTCAATTAATGCTTCTATTTCATTAGTTACTTCTAATCTATCCGATTCGAAGTAAGGATCATTTGTCAGTTTGCAATATATTTCACTTATAGCCATATTAAGCAGTTACCACATTTAATGTCATTCTTCTCTTGCTAATATCAATCTTTTCGATTTTTACTCTCAATTCATCAGATACTTTCATAGGTGCTGTTTTAAATTTCTTGAAATCTTTTTCAGCCAGAGCTCCTATAATATTATCCTCTATCTTTACTAAAACTACATTAGGCTTGACAGAAACAATATGACCTAAATAAATAGGCTTTTGACCACTCTCTTCCATCTGTGCTTCATAAGAAGCTAAAGATTCATATTTCTGATTCATAGCATTTTGATCTACGAATGTCAAAATAAGTCTATTATCATTAGTAATCTCTTTAATCCAGAACTCTATTTCGCTTCCTGCTTTCCATTTTCCTTTTTTGAATTCTTCAATTTGTTCTTTGTCCATTTCACTTGTATGAATAAGACCAGTCAAAATTGTATTAAACTCAACAAAAATTCCAAATTTTGAAGTTCCAGTTACATTACCTTTATATTTTTCAGTTTTCGATAATTTCTCAATTTCTATAGGAATCATATTCTTGATATATTTCTTATTAGAGAAAATAAACATATCAGAATCTTGTAAATAATCTTCTACCATAACTGGAATTTTAGTATTAAGATACAAATCGAAATCTAGAATTCTATTAGCAGCTGCTAATGAACCTGGTAGAAATCCATAAAGTCCATTAACATTAACTAAAAATCCACCTTTGTTTCTCTCTAAAACATGAGCCATATAAACCTTTTCAGGATTTTTAATCTCTGAATATAGCTCTTGTTTTAAGGCATGAACATAAGCACCCATTAAGGTCCCTTCAAGCTCAGAACCATACTTAACAGTCATTACATGAGTCGGGAGCTGAACGCTAGGTACATCTTCTAATAGAGCTTCAAGGAATTGTTCTATACTACAATCAATTAACTTTAAAAATTCCTTTTCTTTACGAAGCTGTACAGGAATTTCTCCAAATTCTTCAGTAACAACAGTAATTCTATCCTTACCATATGGTAAAATATGAGATATTTTGTAAACCGCTCCTGTTTGAAGATCTTTAGTAATGGTGGGTTGTTCTAGGATTTTTTGAAAATAAGTATCATTACTCATTTCTAATAAATTATCATCAAAATTGCCTAGAAGAAGGTCGGTGACGATTTTGTTCGTCATAAATATTTTCCTTACTAGTGAGAAAAAAATAAATTTTATATCTACACTATATATATCAAAATCAAATTTTGTTTTTTATAAATTTTATAATTAATGAATTATTTTTTGAAATAAATCATAATCTATCCATTTAATCTTTACATTTCCTACGGTTTCATAATGTTTAGATATAAACTCCGTTGAATCTAAAATTAAAATAGTAGATGTTAAGAACTCAAAAACTGCTACATTTTCATTACTAAACTCAATCCCTTCACCAATAACAGTTTCTTCATAGTCTTTATCAGTTTCCATATAAACTATAAAACGTTTCATTAATCTCCAAAGGAATTGAAAAAGGAATCTAGTTTATCTGTTTTACCTACAGTTTTTCTAGGATCTTGATAATACTTAGTCCCTTTCAAAAATGTATCTTTATCTATTTTACTTGCGATACTATCATTATAATTTTTCTGAAATTCTTTTAAAATTTCCTTTGGCATAAAATTATGATGTAAACACATAAGTTTACAATTGCGCTCAACATTTTCTTTTAGTTCTTCGATATCAATTTTAATACCTAAAACAAATTTTATCGAATCAGCTAAAGAAGTCTTAAAGAATTCAAAATCATTTAAAAGATAATAAATAGGATTTTCATTTATAGCTAAATAATTCGATATTATTTTTTCAGCTACCGAGGGAGTAACTCTTTTTTTCTTACCGTTCTTATCTTGCCATATCCAAATAGAAGGTACATTATCCCCATCGTCTCCTATTAATATCTTTTTAATAAGATAATGTTGTATGTCAACATCTTCTAAAGATTCAGCTTCCTGCATAATCCATTTTATAAGAGATCTAGAATTCAATAAAGCATCAGAAGCATTAAATATTGTAAATTCAATATCATTTTCTTTAAGATTTGTTTCTGGATGTTTGTATATCTTAGGATTCTTAAATGAATTGTTATAAACTATCGTAAAATTATTCTTCTTAGTGTTTCTTACTAATTGTAATAAGTCTTTATCTTCACTAACTATAACACAATCATATCCAGAATTATTGAGTTTTTTTGACCATAGGTATAATAAGTCATCTGCTTCACCACCCTCAATTTTTGAAACATTGATATTATGAATAGATGTCATTTTTTCACAATAATCCTCAACGAACTTAAAATAAGCATCCCAGTTCACATTATCATCATATTCTCGATTTGCCTTATATAAATTATAATAGGATTTGCGCCAAGTTTTGTTATCAAAACAAAGTACAAATCCTACTCTACCTTCAAATTTATCTATTAAATTAAATAAAGAATTACTTAAGAGATGAGAATACTCTATAACTTGTTCTTCTTTTTCAAATAATTTTTCACTTTTACGCATACCACTTTTATATGCGAAGAGATTTTTTATGAAAAAATTATTTGCATCTATAAGAACATATAACATTTATTTAATTCCAGTATTCTGATCGTTAAAAAAGATATTATTATAAAGTATATTATTAGATTCGAAAGCTTTCTGTTCTATATTTTTTAAATTATTGTATTCATCATCATTTAAAATATCTAAATTAGAATAATGAGTTTTTATTATAGAACCGTGTGGAGTTATGCAAGAATAAATTTCTTTATCTTTAACATTTGCACAAATTACTTTGGCATATACTCTCTTACATTCCTTATTTTCTACAGTATATTCTACTTTTACGGGAGTACCAAAATTAAGATTTTCATGCTCGATCATATTACCATATTCCAAACTGAGTAAGTTGAGGAAGACCTTGATAAAACCAATAAAATACTTCACACTTAGATTTTAGATATAAAATAAGATTTTCTAAGTTCTCTTTTAAAAAATTATAAATTTCTACTTCTGACTTTTTCAATTTATTTATATCCTCATTTTCTTCTAGGATAGATTTTAGAAAAAGTTCAACTTTCTCTTTCTCTGAATCGTTAGCTTTATCTATAATGTAAGAGAAATTCTTAAGCATTGGCTTATCTTTCTCAAACAAATATACGAAAAAAGGAGCATATGGCAACTTATAAATTTCTTGAAAAACTTCAATTAAGTTATCATTCTTAAGATGATTTAAAGCATTTTCACATCTTTTATGACATGCTCCTATACTTTTAGGGTATCCTTCTACCCATTTGAAAGTATTCGCAGAACAAATGAATTCATCCCCATTTGGAACTTGTATAGTTATTGTATGAATTTTATCATCATATATTGCTTTACACTCTAATGTTTTAAGGACAATAGGTGCATCTTTACTATATGGCTCAACTATTTTAGAACTCATTTATTTATTTGATTTTTATTCCAGTCTTCGCTGCACTTCTAGGTGAAGTAGTGCCAACTTTTAAATCTTTCTTTTCTTCTCTTCTCTTTTGTTGATATTCAACCTTTAGATCAAATGCACTTTCTTTAAAAGATTTCCAAATAGGTAAATTTGCCATTTCTGGATAAGATTTATCCATATCAAAGCCTACAACATCTTCAGCATATGCGACAAAAAGAACAGCTGATGCTACATTAAAAAATAGAAGAATTAAACCAAATGTACCTGGAACGTAGCCAGAAGTAATCCATAAGGAGTCTTTTACTCCTAATATCTCACTAAGACCTTCATCTGCTTTATATGCGTCTTGTGCTAATTTATGAGCAGTAAAACCTGCTACTTTACCGATAGTAGGGAATGTAAAATCTGCATTTTTTGCTAATTGTTGTCTAACTAAAGTCGTAGCACAATATGTCAAATTTTTGTCGATTTCTTTATCATCGATAAGATATGTCTCTAATTCTAATAACCAATTGAATGGCTTTTTATCCTTTAATTCATAATACATTGATTCGAATATAGGATGATATGCCTGGAATCTACTACTATTAAAAGCATCATGAATTGGCATTATCTGCTCTGATTCTATAATTAAGAAGAATGAATCACCATGTTTCTCAATTAACGCTGGAATAGATTCCCAAACAGCATCTGACAACTGAGATTTGAAATTATCCATCAAAGTCTCATTAAAAGCAAACATAGTTCTTACAGGCTCTGGTGCTTTAATAGCGTCAATTTTTTCTTTTGCTAATCTTTTAACCTCTGGCCAAACTTCTTCTACTGATCTTTTAATATCATTATTAGCATTTTGAAGAACAAAATAATTACTTAGATCAAATGCAACATTCAATAGAGTTTTAGCTTCTTTTATGAAAGCATTAACATTATTACCTCTTATCTCCATAGCAGCTTGTTCCAAGAAGTATAATCTGTTCCCAGATACTTTTTGTATTGTCTGTGGAGCATTAACCCATGCTTCTTTTACTATTTGATCTGTTAGATAAGTAACTAAAGAAACGAAATTTTGAACATCATCAGAAATTTTTTCGATATAGTTCTTGATATTCTCTTTACCTACCTTTTTTTCGGTTTGAGATAGAATTTCATAATATGTATTATTTGCTGACTTTTTAGATGCTTCAATACGCTCCGCATCTGTCATTCCCTCTTTTTCTATATGCTTTAATCTTTCTTCCCATGAACCTGGTTTAGCCTTATATTTCTCCCTATCAGCTTGAACTGCGTCCTTTGTCATTTGAGAATCTGTTTGAGGTGTGCTAAACATTGAACTATTTGTTAAGTTAGTTCTTTTTACCCAATTATCAAATCCTTCAGGTTTAGTTTCCTTTACTATTTCTCCTGTAACAGATGAACTAAATCTGTTGAATGCCCCTTTAACCTCATCTGATTTCAAGACATTTTGTTCTTCTTGCTCATTTAAAGCATTCCAGTGAACAATATCAACTTCAGATTCTTTTAAATAAGTTAATCCTGTTTTTATAACTGGATCAAAACTTGTATAATTACAAATGGCTTCAATAATAGCTTTTGTGTTACGCATATTTTCATAAAATTTTACTTTGATATAGTATATATCAAATTATACTAGCCCATGTACGACTTTATAGAAAATTTCTTCTATTTCTGGTACTATTCCCTTTCTTTTTCGAACAATAGGGTTCCCATTATATATTCCATAGTTTTCTCCAGATATTGATATAAACTTTGATAAATCGCTATTTTTAGCAATTATATCAAAACAATCCGCGATCTGTTGATTTATATTTACACCTGATAAAAAAGGTAGTTCTTCTTGGAAAGACATCATAGTAAGTAAAGTATCTATAGGTCTTGCTTCCCAATCAGGATGCACTAGCCAAAAATCGAATCCTTCTTCCGCTAATCTATGGAGCATATCTACCCGTAAATACTTAACTGCTATATGAACAGCTTGACTAGAATGATCTTTATGTCCATAATCTAGTAGTGCATGAAAAACAGAAAGAGCATCTATCTTTATAGATAAATCTAAAGCATGTACACCCTTAAAGCAAAATTCCTTTACAATCTGTTCTTCTAGAACAGAAATAGCGGATAATCGACCTATTCTATTTTTTGATCCCAAGGATTTATATTGAGTAAGTTCAATAAAATTCTGGGAAATATATGACATAGGTTCACATAGACCTTTAATTCTATGTTCTGGACTTATTTCAAATCTTTTTAAAACATCAACTACAGCATTAGACTCATCTATTATTATGTATTTAAATAATAATAAATCAACTACTGATTTTATCTCTTGATTTGTTAATTTAACAGTTTGCATTATGACTTCATATGCATTTGTATTTCAAAAAAACAACCTGTCAAAGCAACAATAGGATCAATACAAAGCTGTTTGTCAGCTTGCCATTTCCCAATCAAAACTAAAGACATTGGAATTTTATTTGTTAAATCTGGTTTGTTTTCTGAAATCCACAGAGGGAAATCATTGTGTAAGCTCATTAACACATCATCGACTTTATTTGAACAATTCTTAACTATGTACTTATAATTTTCAACAGGATCAGTATCTTTCTTAGTTAATAGTTCAAATAAATCATTAAATGAATAATTAAGTTCTTTAATTTCATTTAATGTAATTTTATTTCTTCCAGAAATATGCCAGTTCTGAATCTTATTAATCATTGCCCGCATGTCAGGGAAATTTCTTTTAATAAATTCTTTTATTGCATCGTTCTCAAACTCTATATTTAAACTTTTTAAAAGATAAGCAATTCGTTTAGCTTGATCTTTCATTAAACCAAGCTCTTCTTCTTTTGTTGTAGGATTAAAGTCAAGAATAAAAAATCTAGAGCGAACAGGATCTGGTATTTTATTAATATAATTAGCAGTTCCAATAAATCTTACTTTTGAAATATATCTCTGATCTTCCATAACGCCCCTAAGAGCTTTATAGAATTGATCAGATGCACCATCGATCTCATCAAGAATTACAATTTTCATGGAATCTTCTCCATCTAAAACTGATATTCTTTCACAATAACCTTTAATTTTATCACGTATTACATCTACAGAGGATTCATCTGAAACATTTATATACATATTAGGGAATCTATCTGCTATTGCTTTAGCAGTAGATGTTTTACCCATACCTTGAGAACCTACCAATAAAAGATGCTGTTGAATTATCCCTTGACCTATAGCACTTTTAATTCTAGGTGCTAATATAATATCTTCGACCTTTTTAGGTCTAAACTTTTCTGTAAATAATTGTTCAAGTATCGCTGACATTAGATAAACCTTTTATTCTTCTGAAAACTTTGACTCTTTTTTAGCTTTTAACATATTCTTATACATTTCAAGTTCTTTTTCTAAATCCTTTTGATTTATATTTGCCAATAAATCAAATTCCTCAAAACTACACTTATTATATTCGCAAAATAATTTTTTTAGATCTAGGTCTACTTTAAATTTTTCATTTTCTTCTTTAGATGCTTTCTGCCCTTTTGTAAATATCCATTGAGGAATTGTACTATAAAGTTTGGATAATTGTCTATTCCAATAATCAAGAACATGCTCTTTAGGGATATACTTACTATTAAACATAGAAGCCTGTTTGGGCAAACCTATGGAAATAAATCTATTTATCATAAAGAAATTTCTATCTTTATCATAACGAGATACATTTTTCCATTCAGATTTGGAAAAAACAGCTTTTACTACATCAAAAAGCTCCATAATTACCTCAATAAAAAAGGATACCTATTTTTATTATAGGTACCCTTTCGTTAATAGTTTATTGATTAACCGAATGTAACTTCACAAGCACCACCTGCACAAGCCAATTCTCCTAAGAGATTTGTATTATCTTCAACTTCCAAAACCTTTGTCAAATCTATAGATTTCAGATTTTTCATCATTGTATTGTAAGTTTCTTCATCACATTCTTCGAATGGAGCTTGCTTATAAATTGCATCAGAGTAGGGGAGAACTGCTATACCTGAATAAACATCTCTATTTTCCCACATCCATTTACCAACTTTATTCCATTCATTGTTTCTTACTGAAATAGTACATGAAACATTATGTTGGTTAGGACCATATCTATGACCAGGTGAAACCCAGTGTTCATTAAAAAATTTTACTCTCTCTAATGTATCTATCGCTGATTCATTTTCTCTTGTTACTGACTCAGCAGGAGATTTTTGCGGTAAAGCCACAACGATATTCAAAGGATTAAATTCTTCTTCCTCTACTAACTCAGGATGGTTTTCCATCAAGTACTTAGCAATAGGTTCTTGCTTGTTATAACGAACACGTCTAATGTAATACTGAGAATGTCTTGCATGAATGCCAGATGAAGTACCCATAACACATGATGCTGTACCTTCTGGTTTAATACATGTAATTCTAGCTGCTTCATTTATACCAAGAATATTAGCATATTTAGCATTTACTTCAGCAGAATGTAAGGATGCTTTATTCCAATCAAATTTTGTATAATCGATATCACAAATTCCTGTCAAAGAAACACCCAACAATCTTTCATCTTGTTGATTTTCTTGCCAATTTTCTGAAATATACTCGAAACCATCATAAGTAGCTTGTAAAGTACCAATCAAAGTAGCAGCCCAAACTCTGTTCTCTAAATCTTTTTGATCCTTTAATGTACTAACATTAATTGAAGAAAGATTACAGGTTTGTGCAGATTTCAATGAAATTTCACCACATGGATTCGTTCCATAGTCAGGATCATTTGTCCAGAATACACCAGGTTCACCTGAACCAGAAGCCTCACATGCTTTCCAAACTTTCATAAAATCGTCTTGGGTTGTAGCATCAACAATATCCTCATAATACTTACCATCTACAAAATGAGCAGCTAAATACTCACTTACAAAGTTTGTAAAGGTATTAATTAATGATTCCTGAGAGTATTCATTGATACCAAATTCTTTTTTAAGTTTAGCGATAATCTTTTCTTCAGTTGTTTCCTTTCCAAGAAATCTCTTTCTGAAAAATACAGCTGAATTATTCGCTCTTGCTCTTTGTGGATGGAACCAATACCAAGCCAAGACACCTTCATTTTCAAACTTATCGAATTCTTGTTTAGAAAGATAAACTTGAACAATTTTACCTTGATGTCTCGCATCTCCAACAAATTGCTTTGTTTGCTTATTATAAATGAAGTCTGATTCAATTTCAGCAGACAAATAACCTTTACAGTTAAGCATTTCATCATCAAATGAATCAAAAAGAGCAATAGTCGCTGATCTACGAATACCACCTGCTAAAATACAATCAGCAATATGACAAACAATATCATGAACTTCGATAGGCTTTAACTTTTCACCTACATTCTTTCTCGTAAAGATAGATTGGATTTCATCTAAACATTTTCTCAAAGGATCTGGACCTGGTGCCTTTCCACCTGATGTTTTCAAAGGTGTGCCCTTTGGTCTAATTCCAGAATAATCAAATATAGGTAACTGTGTACCATAAAAATATGATTTCAAAAGTGCTTTGAGAGAATTTGCCCAACCTTCGATTGTGTCTTCAATTACATATTTTCTACTTCTTTTAGGAGTTTTAATATCTGGTAATTTATTGATATGTCTATATTGAACAGAATATCCAACACCAGTTCCAGCCATCAAAAGTACCATAATTTCAGAAAAAATTGCTGGACGTTCAATAGCAATAAATGAACAGTTGAAAATTCTTATATTCATTTTTTCGATGGCTTCACCCCCGAACTGCATAGATCTCATAGAAGGTACAACTTCTTTACGTTTAACATATTCGAAGGCTTTATTAATATCTTCTTTTAATTCAGGGAATTTTCTAACATGCATATCCTCAACTCTGGATACATTTTCTTCCCAAGTTTCTCTTCTTCCTATTTCTTCGTTAAAACGAGCATATTTTGAAAATGCTGTTAACTCCGAAAGTATCTCAATCGATAGATCACGATTTTTGGCCATAATACTTCTTTATTTTTTTAATTTATTAAAATGATTAAATATCCTTTAATCTTAATTCTACACATAAGTAAAATTCTTGTTGCTATATAGGTTCTTTTAATTTTACAAAAACTCACTAAACTGCTTTTTTTTGATTAATTTTTTTTAATCAATTTTTCTCTATTTGTAAGTTCATTTAATTCATGGATTTAAGAACAGTAGGATTCAAAAATAAATTATATTTTTTTTGTAATTCTTCTAGTTCTTGGTGAGAATTTTTACCATTAGGTAAAATCCATTCATGTGAAGATATAGGTCTTTCATGTTTTACAATAACAGAATCAATAATTCCTATATTCTTTTCCTTTCCAATTGAGCACCACAAAAAGTCTAAACCCCAACTCGAATAGTTTAAATCAAATGTCCACAAAACCTCCTTTAAAAATGAAGATTTAAATAAAGGACACATAACTTCTACAAAATTTGTTAGTCTTACAACTGAATCTGGATTATGTTCGGTTATAGACCATGACATATGAGAGTCTGAACTGAGAGATGGCTGACATAAATCAAGATTATATTGTTCAGCCAATGTAAAAAGTTCATTTAGGCTTTCGATAGGTATATTTACATCCCAATCAGGAAGCCAAATATAATCATATTTTACTAAAATATCAAGGGTTTCTATACATTTTTTTATATTTTTATACTTGTAACCACCATTACAATTAAATATAGCTTTTATATTACCCTCTAAAAAGGTTATTGCATCCTTTTCAGATGTATAGTCTATTATAAAAAGATCAAAATTTTTATTTTCATATGAGTAGTACTCAATACCTTCTCTTTTAGAAGTAGTAGTCAAAAGAACACAATTTTTCATGACTTAGTTTCTAATATCTTTTTCAATATTTCAATTTCCTTTTCTACTTCATATGATTCATATTTCGCTTTTTTTCTTTTATCGTAAAAATAATCCAATGCCTTTTTTAAAACGCTTTCTTCCTTACTAAAAACAGCACCATTGGCACAAACTATTTTATCTTCCGTATTGACTATCTTTTCCTTTTTAGTCTTGAATATATCATTACTTTCTTCATCGGATCCATCATCTATTTGACCAAGATATGATTCTGGAGAAATGTTAAATTGGCGCATAACTGAAGGATACAAACTAGCAAAGTCAAATGCTCCTACAAATTCATATAGACCAACTTTAGGCTTATGAACATGTGCACCTTTATATTTAGCATCTTTAGCTCTTTTGATTTCCTCAGGGATCATTACTAGATTTTTTTCCAATAAACCTCTACACAATACATTTTCTGTCATATGTACAGGTGAAAAAGCTCTTTGGTATTCAGATTTAGTGAGAGTACCCAGTTTAAAAAAAATATCAGCTACTGAAGTTTTCTTATCTAAAAGATTTACTAGATGAGTATCAACTGCATTGTAAAAAACAAAAAGTAAATAATCATTTACAAATAAATCTTTTAAACTCCCTGGGTATTTAACCTTTGTTAAACCCAATCTGTTTTTCGCAGTCCAATCTAAAGTTAGGTTTTCTTTAAGAGACTTATCCCATTTTTCGTAGATTTCTTTATAATCTACAATAACTTTATGCATAGGAGTTTCGTGCATCCCAGATAATCTTTTGGTCAAAGAAGACTTTTCAACAGGAATATCTAATTGCCGAGCTCTATTTAATAAATACTTCCAGTCAAAGTCTAAGAAATACCACCCTGTCAAAAATGGAATCCTAGGTAAGAACTTAACAAAAAATGTGTATAGCATATCATATTCTGAATTAAAATACACATATTTGAATGTAATATCTGGAGTATAATCTTTAAAATACTCTTGAAGTTTTAGTTCTGTTTGCTTAACATCCTTTGCTGCAATTTCTCTTGTACCCATAACTGTAATAATGTTATCTTCATCAGATAACGCTATAGTTACAACTGGTGTTTTTGCTAAACTTGCATCGGGGAATTCATTCTGGATTTCAACCTCGATATCACAAAAGAATTTCTTTGGTTGATGGAAGCCGTATATTTTTTCCTTTTCTTCTTCACTTAAACTTTCCATCCATTCGATTAATCGGAATCGATTTAATCTTTTAACATCGGTTTTCTTTTGTACGGGTCTATTATCCCAACTTCTAATAATTTCATCTTTCTTTTTGTCTGAATAATATTGCCATTCAAACATTTCACTTTTAGGTAGAATGAACTCATGTAAGTCTACCATACCTTTATCATTAAAATTACTAATAATAACTTTATTAGACTTTTGTTCAATATTAATCATAAGTAGCTTCTATAAAATAATTACACTAATAATTCAAAGATAATAAAAATAATTGAGAATACCAAATTAAAAAACCCACTTGCGTGGGTTTATTTCTCTTTATGCTACTTCTTTTTGAGGTTCTTCAGATTCTTCTGAATCCTTTTTTGCTAATTCTTTTAAAATAAATTCATTAGGATCATCTTCACTTTCTCTTAACTTAACTTGCAAAGTTACTAAATATTTGATTGATTCCCAAATCAAACTTGATTCTTCAAATGAATATGCACCCTTCGCCTGACCCACTAAACAACCATTTATCAAATTTTGAACAGCACTCAGGGGTTCATTAATCTCATGCCAGACCTTATGTTCAGCATTATTCATGGTATAACTCCATTTTCTTAAATATATTAAATATCAATAGTTTGTTTATTAAAATATAGATTTTTTTATAGAAAACCAAATATTTATGATAACCTTCTTTTTCTATTCAAATTATAATCAAGAATTTCTTTCTGATCGCGAGTAAGGTAGTTCTCTAATCTCATAATAGAATCTGCACTTCTTGTAAATACTTGATCTAAATAAAATCTATTGCTCAAATTAACATTAAATATATGTGGATTGACTTCAATGTTGTTTTCTGAAAAATAATTATCTAACCATAACATTTGAAGTGGAGTAAGATATTCCTTGTTTGAATATTGATCGAATAGTTCGTTTAAAGCAGATTCCATTGTTTTATTATAAAGATCCGAAAGTAATTCTAATACTTCTTGTACTTTCTTATCCTTTTTTAAATCTACCATTTGTTTATTAACTGTTTTGATAATTAACCTTTCATCCGTAATTCTATTGCCATAATTATCAAAAAACTGAATTGATTTAGTATCTTCAGCACTAAATCTTTTTATACATTCACTACCAACCCATAACTCATTGCTTTTCAGTAAGTTTTTTATTTGAAAATGATAATGTAAATAAGGTTGTCCACATAATTCGCAAACAGCATCTTTGGTTACAACACAATCACCAGTGTATCTCCATTCCTCTAAAGCCTTTTCAATGTCCTTTTGTTCTACACTACTAGCAAAAAGATTACGCTTTACTTTGGCTACCCAGTGAAGTTTGTATTTATAAACTAGATAATTTTCTAAACCACTTATGTAATTTTCAAAGAGTTTAATATATTTCATTATTTACTTATAATGTTTTGAGCTCTTGCCATTAAACTATCAAATTCTTCCAAAGAGGATTCGATCTTAAAAATATGAGTTTTGATTTTTTCACCCATAGTTTTAAAGAATTCAGAAATTTTTGAGAAGAATGATTCATTTAATTCCGAGGATTCTTTCATTGGTTCTACAAGTTCACTTCTGAAATACGCTTCTTTATATCTCTTTGCTCCCTCTGGTTTAGTATAAAATACCCCAAATTCAGTGTATTTTACAAATTCACTAATAGAGTTCATGCTTCTAGCCAATTCTTTACAAGCATCAGCATGATTTTTATTGAGACTTGTGAAAATATCATAAAGTTCAATTTTGTCTTTATCAGACAACTCATACATCTTCTTTTCCATTCTAAGAACAACAGTTAGCTCATTTAACTGTATTTCATCATTCTTAATCTCTATTCCCAAAGCATCTAATTTTTCAACAGCAATCTCGAATGCCTTATACATGCTCTGTAAATTTACATCTAATCGTTCTCTTGCTTCAAGTATTATATTTTCAGCTTCTTTTTTATTCTTCCAATATTCATCTAAAGCCATTTTTAGTTGAGATTCTATACTTTTGATGTTTATATCTTTATGAATACCCTTCATTTGCTCAATTTGTTCAGGATCAATAGACATTCCCTCTTTTGATTTATTACCCACTTCCTTTTCATAATCAATATATGAATCTTCGTTTAAATCATAAAATCCTGATAAAAATGGTTTAATATGCTTTCCCATGTTTTCTTTTATTTTATTTATTGGGTATATATCGCTATATAGATAAAATAAATTTGATTTTATGGCTTGGAGCACTGAAAGTGTCAATGAATTATTTGAAAGAATTACTAATGGTGAAGCTTTACCTAGACAAAACCCATTTGCTGAAGGTGACACAGATTGGAGAGCTGCTAAAATTGCGTTTGAATACACTCAAGAAGAACTAGAAGAAATTATAAAATGTCAAAGAGATATTCTTTATTTCGCTAATAATTATTGTTATGCTAAAACTGATAATGGCGTTCAAAGAATTAAATTAAGAGATTATCAAGAACAGGTTATCAAATCATATGCAGATAATGATAGAGTAGTCTTTTTAGCATCTAGACAGATAGGAAAAACTATCACAACCTGTATATTTTTAGCTTGGTATGTATGTTTCCATGTAGATAAAAATGTTTTGGTTATCGCAAATAGAAGAGCAACATCTGAAGAAATTTTAGATAAAACCAAAACAATTTTACGTCATTTACCTTTTTTCATGAAACCTGGTTCACTGGTAAATAATATGGGTAAAATGTCATTCGATAACGGATGTCGTATGTTCGCAGAAGCTTGTACAGAATCTCCAGCGATTGGTTTTACTTTTGATGTTATTTTCGCTGACGAGTTTGCATATATTCCTGAGAAAATTGCAAGGTCATTCTATAAATCAATCTTGCCTACACTTTCGTCTGTGAAAGATTCTAAAATGTTAATAACCTCAACTGCGAACGGGTTAAATCTATTTTACGAAATTTATGATAATGCCATAAAGAATAAGAGCGACTTTAAACCTTTGAGAGTTGATTGGTGGCAAGTTCCAGGAAGAGATGAAGTATGGAAACAAAAATGGATTAACGATCTAGGTAGTGAAGAAGCCTTTAATCAAGAATTCGGTAATCAATTTGTTGCAAGTTCTTCATTCTTATTGGATACTCAATCTATTTCATTTGCAAAGAAATGCGAAAATAAATATGAATTTAGAGAAATAGATTCCCTTCATGATCAAGATATAAACTATAAAGATTTAGTTTGGGATTCTTCGTTTGATTTTGATTATAAGGATAACAATGGCAGATTTAGATTAGGTAAAAAGTTTTTTGTAATGTCTATAGATTTAGCAGAAGGTGCTAATAGAGATTACACTATATTAAATATATTTAGATTAGTTCCATTAAGTATGGGAGCCATAAGGAGACATAAACTATACAGTGGGGAAGTGGACTTTTTTGGATTAAAACAAGTAGGTGTATTTAGGTCTAATACAGTATCTATAGCAGATTTTGTTAAAATAGTAAATGCTGTTGTTTATGATGTACTAGGTGAAGAACGTTTAAAGATAGTATTAGAAATGAATTATAATGGTAATTATTTCTTAGAACTTATGTCTCAGCACGAAGAATATTTTTCAGAACTCTTTGTAACAACCAAACATAAAAGTGATGACAAAGTATTCAAACCTGGTATTAAACTGAATAATCAATTGAAACGAATTTATTGTGAAGAATTTAGACCAAATTTCAGATCTAGAAGAATCATTTTAACACATGATTTGACAATAGCTGAATTTACAACATTTGGTGTTAATGAAGCTGGAACGTATTCAAATGAAAGAGGTCATGATGATCTTGCTATGAGTACTGTAAATCTTATGGCATTTTTTAAATCAGCGGTTCTCCCAGATTGTGTAAGTGAAATTTGGGATGAAGGTGTTCAAGATAGATATAAGAAAGAGATAAACAAAAAGCTAGAAGCTATGGCTACTGATAATCCATTTGGAGTAAAGAATATGGGAGATATCTATAAAATGATGTCTTAATTAAGATATTCAAATGAAATCAATATAGATTCTTCAACTTCATTTTGAAAATATTTATCTTCTTCTAATTTTAAAAATTGTACGATTCCAATTTTTATAAGTTTGTCTAAATCTTTTGAATTTTTAGGAGCATCCCCATCGATATCTACTTTAGCTTTAATAGCATACTCAGATGCCATCATATTTTTGGTGAAGGGAACATCTGATATGTAATCTATATCGAAAGAATAGAATGTTAAATCATTAAAATTGAAAGGTGGTTTAATTCTTTCGATAAATCTCTCTTTGATTTTTCTTTTGAGGGTTTGAGGATTTATATTTTGTTTTAATACAAATCTGAACGTTAATTCTATTTCTTTTTCAGTATTAAACTCTAGTTCCTTTTTAAATTCTTCATATAATTTTATATGATTCATAATATCATTCCTCAATTTTAAATATATCTTTTAGAATTTCAGCACTTTGACTGAAAATATTTAATTTCTCTAAACAATCCTTTTCCTTTTCAAAACAGTCTATCCCTTTAAGTGAATCTAAAAGACTATTTTTTACAGTATTCATAACATCTAAACAGTGTTCTGCCTTTACTTTAAGATCCTCTTCTGCTAAAAAATTTCCCATTGTTATTATTTATTTTTCCCTAAAATTCTATCTAACATTGAAAGTTTTTTCTCTTCTTTGGTTTCCTCAGATTTTATCGGCGATTCAATCAACCCAGTATAAAATGAATTTATGAGAGCATTAGCAGAGCTTTTTCTTTGAATACGTATTTTGTCAATAGAAATCAACCACAATTTATTCCAGTCGTGGAATTCAATAGTTGCATTTTTAAAACCATACTTATGCATATAATTGATAATATTCTCTCTTTTTTTAGGAGAAATATCATTTACATCGAAAGCAATTGAAGTCAGATCACCAACGGAATCCCTTTCAAATCTCATAAGTCTTCCGAGCATATTCTTTTCTGAAAGAAGATTTTGAATATACTCAAAAGAGTCACCCATAACTTCTACAGATTCGTTAAGATATTCTTTAAATTCTTTCATATATCGTATGTTTATTTATTAACTTCAATCGTTCCTTCTGGATAAACTTCCAAAATTCTCATATCTGGATATTTATTCTTATCAATCAAGAAGTTACGTTTTCTTCTTGTAGTTATAACTTGGAAAACGAAATCTTCAGGGTTTATTACTAAATTGTGATTTCTTTCCATGTTATTAATTTTTCTCAAAAAATAATTATCTGGATCAGATGGTTCCATCTGACGACTTGCATATTTAGTTTTTAACTCTTTAACTTTCTCAGCATCATATAGCTCTCCTACTATAGCTATATTCGTTTTAACAACAGTCTGATATTCATCTTTATCATAAATTACAATAAGTTCAAATGGATATTCAACAGATCTGTCTCTTAGAGTATAATGTTTTCTACCTTCCTTAGTACTATTCTTGTACATATCTATTAACTTACTAGATGCTTTATTTAATATTTCTTCAATTTCCCAAGGTTCTATTTTAAAATCTTTCATTCTTTCCGCTTTACCATGTTCACTAAAAACGACATGAACCTTTTCAGTTAATGAATCATATTCAATTTCACCCTCAAATAAAGACCAATCGATAAAATAATTGAGATTAGTGTTATTTTCTGTAATCAATGATTCGTATGATCTTATATTTTTCATTACTTAATTATTTAATATTTGAAAATTCTTTCTGAATAGCCCTTTCTATTAATGCCATATCTTCTTTAATCATATCTTTAATTTTAGAGATATGATTGTTTTTCTGTTCAATCCAATTCTTAAATTTGATGAACTGTTTTTTAATCATTTGACCAAATTCAGCTGCTTTTGATTCTTCTATAGATCCGAATTTTAAACCAGTTTCTGCTAATTCTTTTGCTGATTCTCTAATTTTTGATATAATTTCTTCAGTATGTTCTACATAATTTTCAAATTCGTTTTGAAGTTTTTCTGAGTTTTTAACAGAATTTCTCAACTTATCGAATTTACTATACATGAGAATAACATCATAAATTTCAGAGCTGTTAGTTTTTAACATATCTGAAAAAGGATTATTAGAATTATTTATAGAAATAATATCACTATGTGATTTTTCCAATCTTTTCATTACATCTAAATAATGCTGTTTTTTCTCTACATTACTCATTTTATTTGTTTTTTTTACTAGAAGAAGTAGTTTTTTGATATTTCTCAAACTTATATACCAAATCTTCAATATTTTTTCTTCCTATATTATTACCTGAATGCACTTTACATTTAGGTAAAATTAAATTATAGTCAATACAATACTCTATAAGCCAAACTATACAATCATAACCTGTTTTGATTTTAAATGTATCGTATGGTATAATCTTTGTATTATTATATTCTGAATGTTCTTCTGATAGGTTATGACTTAAAGAAATCCTAGAAGGTAATCCCTTATTAATAATAGTTTGAATAAAAGAATCATAATCAGTTACTGTTAACCAATTATAAACTGCATATTCAGGAGTTTTACTTGTATTCCAGATATCTTTAGGTGTTTGTTCACTATCTAAAAAAAGATTATAGCTCATAGAGCGTTTCCGTAGAATGTTTAGGCACTTAGGCCTTTAGCTCTATATATTTTATTTCTCAAGCGTAAATTCTTAATTATGGTTTAATTAAACAAAAAATAAAGAAAGTAATAAATAAAAAAGTGCTTATTGACATTAATTAGTCCAATCTTTCAGAGTGGACACACTTCGGGGTCAATAAACACAGGTATGTTTAATGTGTACATTTTAAGTAACTTAAATTGTTAATATGTAAGTACTTAAGTTGTATATTTTAAAACTTCTTTATTATTCTTTTTTATTTTTTCTTGAATTAACTTAAGAACTAAAAATACAAAATAATAGATAATAAAAGAAAAATAAGAGAAAAAATAGAAAAGATGAGAGTTGTAAGCAAACTTAAAGATTCTCAGTGAAAGCTTAAGAATCCTAGGATTTCTTGCAGTTAATTACAATCACCCTATACTATATATTACACGCGAAACGCCAAAAGGTTACATTATGTGGATAACTTTGTTAAAAAAACCTCAAAAAATTTTTTTTGAAACCGATGAACTTTTTAAAAAAATCAGATATATAGTGATATAATTGATTATTTTTATTTTTTTTGGAGATCGTAATGGCTAAAGTCATCGATTTAGAAAATGCAACCGAAATGGTTGAAGATGTAGTACAAGTTCCTGTTCAAACCTCATCACAAGAAGCATCCCTGAATGGAGTATGGGATGACCAGAACTTACCGATTGAGCAACGTATTGAAGCACTATCAAATGAAGTACAACGATTGGAAAATGAATCAATCACTAAAAGATATTTGGTTCAAGGTGGTTTAGATGCTGGTATGGAACTTAAGAAATATATTAAAGATCGTGTAAAATGGAGATTTACAGATGCTTTTCTAGTAGTTAATCTTAACAATGAAGTTGAACAAGCAATTAAAGATTGCCGTAAAACGCAAGTATTTGAGATTACAGGTATTTGGATTGAACCACTTTTGCAGACTCTTCAATCAGCAGAGGGTGTAGGTTTGGACTCAGCTAAAACTTTTTATGAAAAACTTTTAGTTCCAATTTCCGATACTGTAAATGTGTATCGTAAAGATGCTCAACTTCTTCAAAACTTAAAACTGAAGTTAGGATCTTTAGAAAATGGTATTTCTGGAGAAATCCCAGCTGAAGAGGAAAACTAAATATATAGTACATAACTATTAATTTAGTAAAAATAAAAACAATAAAATGTTAGAAAAGATCAAAGGAAATCTTCCATTAATCGCTATTTTCTTTTGTTTAGCAACAATGCTCTCACAGTGTACAACTTGTTCTAGAGTATCAAATGCAGTTACTGCTGTTGAAAGTCAGAAAAAATTCACTGATTCATTGATGATTGAATATTCATATCAGGTTAAGTCTAACGGTGAAGCAATGAAGAAAATAGAAACGAAGATTGATTCTGCTATGTATGGTGGAGTAAATAAAAAATCTCAAGCTAACTACATAGTAATCAAAAAGTAAAAAAAACTGACGAATTTAAGCCATCATACCTAAAAGTATGGTGGCTTTCGTTTTTTTTAAGATATATAACCTCTCAAATTAAATCATATTTGATAATGAAACTTAAACCCGATGATTTTAGAAAAATTGTGATAGCTTCATTTTTGGCTGTTCCATTTTTATCTTCGTTGATTTCGACTATACACATTATAACCTTTTTCGGTTTAGGTAATATGGCATGGATGGCTATTATTCTTGCACTTGCCTTTGAAATAGGATCTATTGCATCTTTGATGACTTTGACAGTTTTAGATAAAATTAACAAAGCAGCAGTATGGTTTATTTTCTTTGTATTAGTTATAATGCAAATGTTAGGTAATGTATATTATACATATGACTTCATATCAAATGCAATGGCTTCTAATCCAAAATGGATAGATTCATTCATTGATCTTGTAGAAATGATGACAATGCAAAAGCTTGAACAAAGAACCACCAAGTTTATTTTATCACTTTTGATTGGTTTACCTATTCCAGTTATATCACTAGCATTCTTGAAATCTGTTTCTGATTATTTAAAGCCCGAAGAAAAAGAAGAAACTACCTCAATAATTGATAAAAAGGTAGAAGAATCAGTAGAAGTAATTGAAAATAAAGAGGTTATAGAAGAATCTAAAAAGGAAGAAGCTATTATAGATCAAACATCTTTCAAGATTTCTGGTGATTCAGAAGTTAACAGTCAAATTACAGACTCAGTAACGACTATATCTAAAATTCAAGAAGAAACTCAAGAGATCAAAGAATCAGAAATAGAAGATAATCATATAGAAGAAACAACTATAATCGAAACAGAAGAACATTTTGAACCAATAGAAAGAAATCTAGAAGAACTGAGTTTAGAAACAGACTCGGAATTAGAATCAATTATAGAAACTGAAATTGAAAATAAAGAAACCGAAGTAGAATTAAATGAAGAAAATGTAGATATATATGAAGAGAAAGAAGATGAGCCTGAAGATTCATTTTTTGATGATACTACAATAGAAGAACATTATGATAATTTTGAACATGATGAAAATGAAGACAATGAAAAAAAAAGTCTTTAAATAATCTATCAGTAAAAATTCATCCACAACATATAAATATGTTTAGGTTATAAAATTAATCAATGTAAATGGCAATAACATTTGTTCAAAATATGCCCCTTGATTGTTACGATGAAGCAGGATATGCATCACAAAGATTCGTAACATTTAATTTATGTGGTAGAGCTAGTGTAGTTCAAGGATCAAATACTTTGGACAAAGTAGATTTATCGAAAATATCTATACCTATTTCTGAATTTACACATACTAGCACAGAACTCACGAATGGGGATGTACTTTTGAATGGCGTTAGTGATATGAAATTTATGATTATCATGGTAACATATCCAGTGGATGAAAGTATATCTTCATCTGAAAAATACGTTGAATGGTCTTTAGATAATACTACTTGGAATAAGCTAAGAGAAATGATGGTAGTGACTGGAGAGAATAACTTGATTTATGTAAGGAATCAAAGATCGTTCAATGTTAGACTTGAAATATTGGCAACAAAGTAATAAATAAACTATGAGTACTGGATTAACCCCTAATCAAAAAAGTCATGTAACCTATAATATAGTTGAAGCTAATAAAGCTACAACAAATATAAGTCTTGAGCATTTTGAAGAATCATTTTCAGAAGTAATGCCAATTAATCCAAATCAGCTTTGGATAGATTCTGATAGAATACCTGCAACTAATCCTCATAAATCTGATGCTGTCCCAGATGGTACAACATATTCTGATTCAGGAGATCTAATATTTACCAAATATCATAAATATGCTTTAACATTTGATGAAGGTAGTGATAATGCGTTTTATGATTCTACTGGTGATTTGAAAGATTGTATTCCTCCTAGTTTGTTTGGAGTAGATTATCAAGCAAAAGTTTGGAAATACGATATAGGTACATCAACATGGTTACCTATCCCATTGGGACAAAATGATTGGATTTTTAATTATAATTCAGGTGTCATTACATTTTTTAATGGATTACCAGAAGGCGTTTCTATATCTAATCCATGTGCGGTTACTGCATATAAATATGAAGGAGAAAAAGGATACCCTGCTAGTATAACTGGAGGACAAGGTTTTCAAGGTAGAACGGGACCTCAAGGTTTGAATGGACCTCAAGGGAATCAAGGTATTCAGGGTGTTCAAGGAATTCAAGGATCTCAAGGATTACAAGGTGTTCAAGGAATTATTGGACCTCAAGGTAATCAGGGTCGTCAAGGACAACAGGGTAATCAGGGTAATCAAGGTGGAGGTAATCAAGGAAACCAAGGTCCACAAGGACCTCAAGGACCTCAAGGTACACAGGGAGTTCAAGGTGCGACTGGTGAACAAGGTCCAACTGGACCTAGAGGTTTTCAAGGTTATCAAGGGCCAGATGGACCTCAAGGGGATCAAGGTACACAAGGTTTTCAGGGAGTCCAAGGACCTCAAGGACCTTGTGATTGTCCAAAGGTAAATCAAAATATAACAAAAAATGATTCAACTGCTTTAGAACTGACACTTAATGCTGATACATCATTTGCTAAAATTGGAGGTAATCCTACATCATCTTTTTCTCTGGTTGGTATTGCAGATAATACAGATGGACGAGACATTATAATTTCTAATGAAACAGCATATTCTATGTTTGTTAGAAATAATTCTCTAACTGCTGGAGCAACATCGAGAAGAATAATGACTCAAAGTGGTTCTGATCTAGAAATAAATCCATATGCAGCAGTAAAAGTTGTATATTCGTCTTCAACCGCAGGTGCTCAAGGTCGTTGGTTAGTTTTATAATTTTCAATATTTTTAAGGAGAATAAGTATGGGATGTGGTTGTAATAAATCAAAAGAAAATATAATTAAGACTACAACTAAATTATCAGAAACTACACAGACAGTAACTAATACGGTATCTGAACCCAAGCATCAATCTCATATACTATCAGATACAGATCCATTATATTTACAAAGAGTTGAAATTTGTAGATCATGTAATTATAGAGACCCTGTAAAAGAGCGTTGTATGGCTTGTGGTTGTTTTATTAAAGCTAAAGCTAGATTAACATTAACAAAATGTCCCCTATCTGAGCCAAGGTGGTAAATGTATTCCTTGAAAAAAATCTTTGAAGATTTAAAATGGAAAATTCCAGATATAGAAAAATTTTCTAGAGGAACTCGTAAAAGATACACATCTCATGCTTCTGCAATAACCCATTTATTTTCAAGAGCTATATCTAATGAGGAAGTATTGTATTTTGATGACATTATACAAATAATAAAAAGATCAAAAATCAGTACAAGTTTCAAAAGGATATTGAATGAATGTATTAAAGATAAAACTTTAATAGATTATGATATACCTATTCCTCCTCCTGAACATTTTAATTTCAAGTTTGCTGATATATTTTGTAATTCTGGTGGAGCTACGGTAGCTTTAATGAAAGAGGGTGGAGCGTGTACATTTGCATTTGAAGATAAATATGAGCATACTAGTTTTATAAAATCATACTATTCAAATTTTGGTGTCATACCTTTTACTAATATAGATAATTATCATGGTAATTTCCCCAAAGTAGATGTACTAACGTCTTCAGTTAATATTGAATCTTTACCTTTGAACAAAGGTATTAAGCCTAAGGCTGATAAGATGACAGATACTAACTGGTATCTTTTATTACAATTAATAAATAAACTACAACCAGAAGCAATAATGATAGAATGTAGAAAAACTCAAAGAGATGAATCTTTAGAGGTTTCTACAGCAGTTGCTTGTCGTACATTAAAAGAAGAAACTGGATACTATGTAGTAAACCCATCATTTCTTAATGCACTTGATTATGGAGTACCGCAATTAAGAAAAAGAGTGTGGATAGTAGCATTTGCTAATCCACTGTCTGCTTTAACTTTCAATTGGCCAAAACCTGAAAAAAGAGTTTGGAAGCTAAAGGATATTTTAGAAAATAATCCTAATCCAAATCTTTACTTAACTCAGACTCATTTAGATTATTTAAATAAAATGAATAAGAAAAATCTTGATAGGGGATATCAATATACATCTATTATTTTAGATCCAGAACGAGAATCTAAATCTATTTCATTTGGTGGACAAGGATGGGATAGGAATTTAATATATGATGAAATAAACGCTCCAGAATTTTTAGAAACTGGACAAAGGGTAAATGATGAGTTCTTAAGAAGACTTTCTCCCAGAGAGTTATGTAGATTACAAGGATTTCCTGAAGAATATAAAGTTGCACTGGGATGGCGAACAAGCTGGATATTAATGGGCAGAGCTACTAATGTAAATGTTGCACAAAGAATAGGTAGAGAAATTTTAAAATCTATAAAACAGAGTAATGTTAATAAAACTGCTAAAATTTTTATTGATAACGGATTGAACTTTACTAAATAAAAAACATATAATAAAAAACATTCTAAAGAGATTTATATGAAAAAGAAAAACCCAACAATAAGCGTTTTAACTCCCACTTGGAATAGAGGGATAAAAATGCTGAATCGTTGCATGGCTTGTGTTAATTGGCAATCATTTCAAGATTGGGAACATGTTATTGTTTCAGATGGACCTGATCCAGTTTTGCGTGAATATTTTTCAGTAAAATCAAAAGATGATCCTAAAAGACAATTTATAGAATTAGAAGAGAATCATGCTGATTATGGTGCATCGGTAAGAAAACTTGCTATGCCTATGTTAAATGGGAAATACATTGCATTCTTAGATGATGATAATGTAATGTTTCCAGAATTCCTTGAAGAGATGGTAGGTGCATTGGAAGGTACAGATTCAGATGTAGGATTTGCTGTATGTCAGATTCTCCATATGGGTCCACTTCAAGCGTGGGTAGGTAAACCGCCTCAAGTTCTTACAGGTTGGCCGATAGTTGTTGGTGGTATAGATACATTACAAGTTGTTGTAAAAAGAGAAGCTATTGAAAAGATAGGTTGGGTAGCAGAGCAAGGGTTTTATTCTGATGGTTATACATATGAAGCTCTTTCAAAAGAGTTTAGACATGTAAGAGTTGAAAAAGTTCTTGGAGTTCATATCTAAATGAGTAAGAATCTTGTTTGGACAGTAAATATAAATAATCACATGTCATCTAATGCTAGAGAATCTATTTCTCACGCTGCTGATAGATGGGGATGTGACTATTTAGAAATACGAACAATATTTGACACTAGATTATATCCATCTTTTGCTAAAATATGTTCATTTGAAAAAATAGAAGGTTACGAAAGGGCTGTATATTTTGATTCTGATATGCTGATTCATATTGATACGCCTAATCCTTTTGAAGTTTTTTCAGATGAAAATAAATTTTATGCTACATTAGACATTCATCCACAAAGATATAAAAAGGATGAAGAGATGTGGTTTAATGTAAAGAATAATAATCAAGAGTATTATTATAATATACTAGAACAACAATTTGGATGGAATATATCTAGAGAAATCTTTTTAGATAAATTCTTCAATTCAGGATTTTTCTTATGTTCTACCAAAAGGCATAAGTCTATTTTTAAAGCTATATCTCAAGCACTTCCCTTAACAGATGGTCGAGAGATATTTTCTTTTTCTGCACATTATGAACAAGCTTTATTTAATTATATTGTTCAGGGAATACGTCCGAATGATCTAACTATTATAAATGAATCTTGGAATTATTTAGAGCCTCCTATTGAAGAACCTAGAATGAATAGTTATGTCTGGCATTTTACAGGATATAACTTTTGGAAAATAAAAGACACCATAAAAGATTATGATTGGAGATCAAAATGAAAAGAGTAGTCTTAACAATTGATATAAATGATTTCCAAAGTCAAAACTCTAAAGATTCGATGATTGAAGCATCTAAAAGATGGGATGCTGATTTTATTTCATTCGATCAAAATATATTAGGTGATTCTTTTGGTATAACCTTTACAAAAGCTTATATTGACCATATTGTAAAGGATTATGATCAAGTAGCATTTTTCGATGCTGATTGCATAATTAGACAAGACACACCGACTCCTTTTACTTTGATTGTTCCTAATAAATTGAGGGCAGTTCAAAATGGTAATGAGAGAATAGGTAATTACCAAAATACATTAAATCAACATACATATAATCTTTTAAGAATTAATCAACAACAACAAATGTTGAATATAATAGAAAGACCAGATATGTATTTTAATACAGGCTTTATGCTAGCTGATATTTCTACTTTCAGAAGATTATGTCATATGGTAAGATGTATTATGCCAGAATTGAATTATGATAGATTTAATGCAATTTATGAACAAGCCCTGTTTAATTATGCAGCAAGATGTATATCGCCTGATATGAATGATACATTTTTTGAATATTCTGAAGAATGCTGGAACTATATGTATCCACAAAATTTACAATATCAGACTGAATGGGTTTATCACATATCAAATGATGTTAATAATAGAAATAATGTTTTGGATACATTAAATTGGAGAACATAATGATAGATGTTTCAGATTACATAATTGAAGCTTTTAATAATAAATGGGGGTCAGGTGTTTATATTAAAAGTGAAGATGAAGATGGTAATCCAACACTTATAATTAATCTATTAGGTGTTGAAGAATTTGAATTAGACTTAAAAACTGCTGAACAAGCTATAATAGATGAAGGAGTAGACCCAGATGATTATGTAGTTTCAGTGATAGATACTATACATTTCGCTGGAGATGATTTAGAAGCAACATTTAAAGAAATAGCAAAAGCTATGGAACTGATATTTGAAGCACTTATTTCTTTAGATATAAGTCATAGTGTCGGTGATTGTGTAGAAGATGAAGAAGAAAACATGTGTATTGGATTATGGATTAATATAGGAATTCATCCAGTACCTTTTTATTTTAAAGAAAGCTGGGAAAATTTAATTAGAGATCAAAAAGATTCTGAAGAATATGTAGAATACATAATTCTTAAACATACAGGTAAATTACCATGAAGATGGTATGTATTACAATTGCTTGGAATGAACAAGCATTAATGCCAATATTTTTAAATCATTATGAAAAATTTTGCGAAAAAATTATTGTCTATGACAATCAATCTGATGATGAAACTGCTAAAATATGTGATGAACATCCCTTGGTAGAAAGAAGAGTTTATGATACAAACGGTGAAATTAGGGACGATGTTTATTTAGATATTAAAAATAATGCTTGGAAAGAATTCAGAGATTATGATTGGGTTTGTGTATTAGATCTAGATGAATTTATTTATCACCCAGATTTAGAATCATTTTTAATATCATGTAAAAGAAAGGGAATAAGTATACCTCAGACAACTGGATTTTCTATGTGGTCTGAAACATTACCTGATTCAAATAAACCAATATGGACTGAAATAACAAAGGGAATGCGAGATACATGGTATGACAAAACACCAATTTTTGATCCAAGTCTTATAGAAGAAATCGGATTCAAACATGGTTGCCATGCATGTTTTCCATCTGGGGCTATAGTATATGATAAATATCCTTCATTAAAATTACTACATTGTAAAAATATAGGCGGCCTTGAAAGATTAGAAGAAAGACGAAAGTTGTATGAAAAAAGATTAAGTCAAATCAATAAAGAAAGAAAATGGGGTCATAATTATCAATATCCTTGTAGAATAAAAGAAGAATGGGATAAACATTTTCAATTTTCAACTAAAATTCTGAATATATAGAATCAAATTAATTTCTTACATGAAATCTTTGATTCTAGAAAATAGTCCAGATGTAACTAATCGTATTAAGATATTTGTACCTTTTAATTTATTAGAAGAATTATTACAAAAGGGATTTCCAGATGTAATGGTACAGGCAATCGATCAAAAGCTATTAAAAGACGGTGCTCATATACTGGAAGCAAATGATGAGGTGAGAATAACTTTAGATGTAAATAACTTAAGGGGTACTAGTGGTATTGCAACATTACAGTCTATTAATTTCATAGAAATATCTGAAAAAATAGTAACAAGAAAAGAAGATATAGTAAAAATAGACTCTTTAGCTAAAGAACTTGAAAAAATATTTCCACATATAGATTTTTCAGTTGTATCAACTTGGTCTATAGACTTGCAGAAAAAGGAAGTTGTGGAAGATATGAAGGGGGTTTATCTTGAAAAGGATAAATGGTATTTAACAGATGAAGCTATAGATTTTATAAGAGGACTTGAGGGTAGAGCAAGACTTGAACCGTTCTGGGATGTAAAACATTGGGCTATTGGGTATGGACATATGTTGAATAGTCAATACGAAATGGGGGAAAGGATTACTCAAGAAAAGGCAGAAGAACTCTATAAAAGTGATTTGCAAAGATTTGAGGAAGCTGTTAAAGGAGCTATTCATGTTCCTATGACATTAAATATGTACGCTGCTTGTGTTGCATTTGCATATAATGCTGGTGGACATGGGTTTGCAAGTTCTGAGACTGCTAGTTTAATTAATCAAAAGAAATATAAAGAAGCATTTTTACGATGGAAGACAGAAAAGATTAATTTGGGTACAAAATATGAAAAGGGATTAAGACGAAGAAGAGAGAGAGAGTCCTCATTATTTATGGGAAATACAGATAAAAATACCGCATAATTAAAAAATTGCATAAAAAAATATGCAAAAAACATCAAAATACACTCCAAAACGCATTTTTTTTAAAAAAAAGGTAAAAAATAACTCATATATAGTAAAAAATAAAGGGAGTCTTGAGTATAAGGCTAACCTTTCCCTAATTTTTAGGGTCTAAAATTATATGGGGTCATATGGATATGACACTCGATGGACAAAAAGTTGTTCTGATTGTTGAAAATAGCAATCATAAATTACAGGTTAAAGACAAAGAAAATGATAGATATATCTTAGAAGGTGTATTCTGTCAATTTGGCGTTGAGAATAATAACCGAAGAATTTATGAAGAAAAGGAATACCTTCCACATTTAGATTATCTACAAGAGAAAATCAAACTAGGTAATCTTACTGGTCAATTGGATCATCCTCAAGACTTTGAAGTTCGTTTATCACAAGCTTCACATCTTATTGAAAGTCTTGAATATGATAATGGCAAAAGACAAGTTGTTGGTAAGGTTCGTCTTTTATCTACACGTTCAGGTAAAGATGCTCGTGCTTTAATTGATGATGGTGTTCAATTGTCAATTTCATCAAGAGCAGCTGGTGTCGTTGAATCCGATAAATCTGTAAAAATTAAAAGAATTTTTACATATGACCTTGTTGCAGATCCTGGATTTGCAAATGCACAACTCTCAAGATTGAATGAATCTTTGGGATTTACAAACGAATCAATCAATATTTATGATATGAGTTCAAAATATGCGAGTGTCGAAGATGCTATTGATAATCTAGAACCGCAATCTAAAAATCAACCTTCTAAAATGGATCATTATGTAACCGAGGAAGTCTTGAATGACTACTCAAAAGAGATCCGTAAAGAATTCGAGAGAATCACAAAGCGTCTCGATGAGATGAAGACTGGAAATGTATCCGAAACTTCGGCGAATTTCTTAACAGAGTTTGAGCGTATGACTAAGTATATTAATTACTTGGCAGAAAAACTTGATCAAGTCATTGAATACTCGAATTATCTTGCGGAAAATACCCAAAGTGTTCGTGATTATAGTAATTATATTGCTGAAAATGTAAATAATTCAATTAATTACTCAGAGCATATTGCTGAACATGTTGAAAGAACACAAAAATACACTAACTATTTGGCAGAAAGTTTGGATAAGAGTATCCAATATACTGAACATGTTGGTGAAGAAGTTGAAGTTCAAGCGAAGAAAACTAACGAAGCTATTCGTTACACAGAATATATTGCTGAAAACTTGGATAAAGGTATTCAATATTCAAACTATTTGGCTGAAAATCTTAATAAATCACAAAATTATTCAGATTATTTGGCACAAAATTTAGATAAGAACATCCGTTATTCAAATTATCTTTCAGAGAAATTAGATATTGGTTTACAATATGCTGATTATATTGCTGAAAATGTAGATAATACACAAAAGTATTCAAACTACTTAGCAGAAACATTGGATAAATCAATTCAACACAATGATTATTTGTCTGAGCATTTAGAAAATACTATTCGTTATACTGAATATGTAGCAGAAAGTATTAATGGTGGTTTTGTTGAAAATACAAATCCAGTAAATGAATCTGTAAATGAATCTGTAAATGAATCAATTAATGAAAACACATCTTTAAATATAAATCAAGATAGACCACTCGATGAGAGAATTGATGCTATATTGGAATCTGTCAGAAAACAAAAGGTAGAAGCCGTAGCTAAAAAGAATAACTATCAATTCATGTCACTCTTGAGTGAATCTAGACAAAACGATTTCCTTGCTCTTGATGAAACTAAAAAACAAAAGGTCGTCAAAGCGTTGAATGAGAGTGTTTGGTTTGGCGAAAGCGATATTATTAGAATTTGGAATAATGCATTGACAACATCTAGTAATGGTGCTCCAAAATGGATACAGGAAATGCCTGTAGAATTTGCTCCAATTTGGGAATCTATGAATACAGATGAAAAGAATCGCATCGTTGCACAATCTAAAATGTATCGTTTGGATACGGCATATCAAATTAAAAATTTCTGGTCAACAAGAGGTCTTGATCAAATGAAAGGCAAGACTGTAAATCTTAATGAGTCAGTAAATAATAAGTTTGATGTAGGTAACGCTAATGACTTGGGATATAACAGCGATTTCGTTGCAAACATAGCAAGTCAATTAGCAAACAAATTCAATCGTTAATAAAAACGAAAAAAAAATAATTTTTTAATATGCAAGTTTTAAATGAAGCAAAAATCCACGAAACCTGGTCTCCTATTATTGAGTCCCAGACTGGTATTAAGGATCGTGAAAAACTCAACTGGCTTTCTAAATATTGCCACTATCACACCTTAAATGAATCATCTGCTTACCAAACTCTTGGTGGTACACCAGGTATGGGTGCAGTAGCTGCTCCAACTTTTGGTGGTGGCGCATCTGGTTTCTACACATCATCAAACCAAGGTTCTGGTGATAAATTCCCATCACTTCTTCCTTTGGCTATTCAAGTAGCTGCTAAGACAGTAGGTTTTGACATTGTTAATGTTGTTCCTATGTCAGGTCCTGCTGGCGTTCTTACATATCTTGATTATGTATATGCTGGTGGTAAAACAGACAGCGCAACTAAGCCAGAAATCATTGAATTGTCAGCTACAGTAACAATTCCAGCAGGTGCTCTTGTTGTTGGTACAACATATTGGGCAGTTGATACAAGTGCTGTTGCAGCATATCCTACAAACATGGATAACGGAACATACGATGCAATTGAATTGAAATATATCGGTAAGTCACGTATTTCTGGTCTTCCTATTTTTAGAGTTATGGCAACATATAGTGTTACATATGCTTCAGATGCAGCAGCTTCTAAAGTAGCAAATGATACTATTACAGTAGCAGATGTATTGAATGGTGATGCAGTTATTACAACAAATAGCGGTGGTCTTCCAACAAATACAACAGGTGGTTCAGCAACATTCGTTGCAACTGCAGCAACAGCTTCTTTGGTGAATGCTCTTGAAAACCATATTCATGGTTTCTCAGGTGCAGGTCCAACTGATGCAGATAACTGGCAAGGTGACTTAGTAAGTCCTTCACAAAGCTATCAGCCAATGGATCGTGGTACTGGTGAATCTACCTACTATCGCGTTATGGGCTTGAAAGCTTATACAAAATTCGTAGAAGCAACAACTTACCAAGTTGCAGCATCTATCACAACTGAGCAAATTCAAGATTTGAATCGTCAGTATGGTATTGATGTTGTTGCTATGGTTGAGAATGCACTTGTTAACGAGATTTCACAATCTATCAACAAGCACATCTTAGGTCGTGCATTTGCTCTTGGTTGGTCAAACAACTATGAATTCTGGCAAGTTATGGGCGAAACTATGAACTTCTCATTGGATTCAACAGCAACAACAACATCTGTTACTTATACAGGTAAAGCTGCTGCAGGTCTTGCAATCGATGTTAACGATTTCTACCTTGTAAACTCAACAGGTTTCGAGAACTTGTCAACAGTTCAACGCCGTGTTGTTTCCAAGATTCTTGCAGCTGGTAACATTATCGCTTCACGTGGCCGTCGTGGTCCAGCAAACTTTGTTGTTACAAATGCTCACGTTGCTACAGCACTTGCAGATGTTGCACAATTCACATTTGCTCCTATGGCAAACACAATCAATCAAAACAATGGTTCTCTTTATCCTATCGGAACATTGGCAGGTATGACAGTATATGTTGATCCTAACATGGAATGGACAGATACTCGCGTTCTTGTTGGTCGCAAAGGTACAGACGAAGAGCCAGGTTTGAAATTCATGCCTTATTTGATGGCAGAACCAATTCAGACAATTTCTGAAGGTACAATGTCACCAAAGATCGCAGTTAAG